TCGAAGCGCGTCTGACAGGTGGCCGTGCTGTGATCGCAGCCGACGGTCAGCAGCACTTCCGTGCCGGGCTCAAGGGCCGCTGGATACAGCAGCTCGACGCCGCTGCCGTAGTCGCCGATGATCATGTGGCGCGCACCGTCCGGGGTTTGTAGCCAGCCACCGGCCAGGCCGCCGCTGACCCAACCCGGTACACCACCATCGAGTTCGACACTGCGGCCATAGACCTCCAGGACGAAGGCGCTGGCCGTAATCGGCGAAGCCCCGCAGGCCGCGGAATACAGAACGTGGGAGCACTTGCGGCTGTAGAGCCGCCGCAATCCGAT